CTAGTGATTCATTCATTTGCTTTTCCTTTCTCGCAGTTGTGTACTGCTTGGTAGCATAGTATGCACACCTCTACATTTACTAAGCCACACTTGCAGGTCATGCTTGATATGACCGTGTTGTGTTCATGTACTATCATGCTTTTACCTCCCATTGGTTGAGCCAAGCGTTCTGGCATTCTATTGAGCAGAAGTAGAAGTCTTTACATTCTTTTTCGCACCAGTCGCAACTAGTTTTTATGTTCATGCTTGGTCCTCCTCTTCGTATTGGAACATCTTGTCCCAACATGGTGGGCAGATGCCTGTTATGAACCGCTCCCTATCTTCTGGGCTTAGGTCTGGCAGTACCTCATCTATGAGGTTATCGTTGCGATAGGCATAGAGTTGTCTGCCTTCCAACTCTATTTTTATGCTGCTTTCGCACTTAGGACACGGCATGGACTCCGCTGAGTACAGTCCTTCTTCTATTTTGTTTATGTTATTTAGTTGCATGTTACTCTCCTTTTTCTCAACTGCCTACGAATATAGGACAGGAAACTACATAAACCAGACCAACATGCCCCCGTCTTTTGGGGGCATGTTAGCCTGTATCTTTTAAGCCTTGACCTTCTGATTGGTATAAGGCAGTAACCAATCTTTCACGATAGGCGAGGTGCGGTGGATAACCTTGGTAGGGATACCAGCCTTGCGAGAATGCCCGACGGTATTCATTGCACCGCCAGAGTTATCCATGACGAAGGCGAGAACAAAGTCTGCACCGAGTTTGACCATCAACTCATTGCGGTCAAAGCCAGCGCGAGGGTTGTACTCACCTTTCCCGTCTTCACCTTTCCAGGCGAGAGGGTGAAGTTCTACAGACCAGCCATACTCAAGCGCTAGGTCTTCGCACATCTTGTCTGCCCCAAGGGGGCAGTTGCCACTGACTAGGACAACATCAGTGCCTTCGTGCTCTCGCACGATATCGAACTCGCTACGGATAGCAGCAACATCGGTCCAACGGCGTGAACCAGTAATCAACAATCTGAACATGAGCAACAACCTTTCAAACAGATAAAGCAAGGAAATTTTCCTTAAACATCAGACCGACATGGAGGAGTGAATCGTCAAGCGTTCTTTGCTTGACGAGAGGGGAATCCATGACAGAACAACAGACTATGCACGCAGTCTTTAGTAGTATACATTTAGTTAACAGACTACCCCCACCGTCTGTATTTAATACGGTTGGCAGGTAGCATATACATACAGTCACGCTGCTATAGCAGTCTAGAGCGGCAGACAATTAATAAACTGTGGGTCGCAGACCCCAGGTTTATTAATTTGCTTGGTCTTTTGTATAGGTATCTCTACCTAGAATATTCTGTCAGTATAGTTACAGGGGGTATATAGCCTGTCTGACCTGCGGTTTTATAATAGTTCTGTAGAAAGTGTTCGTTTTACCTGTTTGAACGGATTAAGTATATATAGAGAGTTAAATAGTTCAGAAGTCTCTTTAGGAGCCTTCTTCACTCTGTTACAGTAAACTGTACAAACTGACTATTGTAGGCGGGACAAGTCTGTCCAGGGACGGGAATAATGACAGAGCATAAAGGATTTGGTAAGGGCGCTGACCATCATCTGGTTAAAGGGTTAGCCCAAGCCAAGGCTGAGGTTTTAGAGCGGGTGAGGTTTGGGGTTAGTATCCCCGCCGCCATGGTAGCCGCAGGTAAGAAGCCAGATACCATCCGTCAGTGGATGAATCGAGATGCGGTCTTTGCCCAAGCCCTTGAAGAGGCTAAGGAAGAGGGAAGCAAGTCATCCTTTGATGCCATGGGTATCCAGAAAGAAGAGATTGAGTTCTCGGACTTCTCACAGTTATTTTTAGACCAGATGGTCTTCCCCCATCACCAAGACTGGGTTGACCTACTTGAGGGGTATGAGCCTTCGTGGTTGCACCCTAGTATGATTTATGAGCCAGGGGAGTTAAACCGCCTGCTGGTTAATGTGCCACCTGAGCACGCTAAGTCCACCGTTATCACGGTGAACTACTCAACTTACCGCATTGCCCTCAATCCTAACATCCGCATTATTGTGGTATCAAAGACATTGAACAAGGCGCGAGAGTTCGTATACGCTATTAAGCAACGATTGTCCCATCCACGCTGGCTAAAACTGCAGACCGCTTACGGTCCAGATGGCGGCTGGAAACAGGACGCAGATACTTGGCGCACCGATACTGTCTATCTTGGGGGCGATGCGCGTAACTCAAGTGAAAAAGACCCGACTCTCCAAGCGTTAGGTATGGGCGGTCAGATTTACGGTGCACGTGCTGACCTAATTATTCTGGACGACTGCATCACTACGGCTAACGCCCATGAGTGGGAAAAGCAGTTGGACTGGTTACAGAAAGAAGTTATTACCCGTTTGGGTAAAAACGGTAAACTGCTAGTCGTAGGGACACGAATTGCATCAAATGATTTATATAAAGAACTTCGTAATCCGAAGCATTGGTCTGGTGGCAAGACTCCGTTTACTTATATGGGCATGCCTGCTGTACTGGAGTATTCAGAGGAGCCGGAAGACTGGGTTACTCTTTGGAAAGAGTCGGACGTTCCGTGGGATGGCGATGATGACACTCCTCAAGAAAACGGCTTCTACCCCAAGTGGGACGGTGAAGCCTTATTTAAGCGCCGCTCGGAAGTCACACCCTCAACTTGGGCACTTGTATACCAGCAAGAAGATATACAAGAAGACTCCATCTTCCCACCCATGTTGGTGCAAGGGTCAACTAACGGGATGCGGAAGCGAGGTCCACTAAAGCCTGGTGCTGCTGGACATCCTACTCAAGTAGAACCTTACATTGTAATTGGCTTTGACCCTGCTATGGCAGGTAACGCTGCATTTGTAATCTGTACCTACAACCGTGCAGATGGCAAGATTTATATTAACGACTGCATTAACATGACAGAACCAACTCCGCAAAAGATTAGGGCATGCATTGAAGAACTGGTTATCAAATACAAACCGCAAGAATTCCGAGTTGAAATTAACGCTCATCAAAAAGCCTACTCCCTTGATGATGAACTACGAAACTGGCTTGCTGGATACGGTGTTCGCCTTGATGCTCACTTTACAGGCAAAAACAAGTGGGACACATCCTTCGGCGTTGCGTCAATGTCTAACCTCTTTGGAACAGTCCGCGAAGAAAAATTTCAAAAGAACAATCTAATAGAACTTCCTTCTTCTGAAGGCAGCGAAGGTATTAAGGCTCTTACCCAGCAACTGCTGACATGGAAACCAAATACTAAAGGTAAGACAGATACTGTTATGGCGCTGTGGTTTGCGGTTATTCGCATCCGCGAACTTATGCAAAATAATAGTAATACGTCTAAGTATCTTAGCAATCGCTGGGCTACTAAAGCACAGATGAACAACAGATACGCAATTAACCTAGATGATGCCTTTGCAGACCAATGGCACGAAACATATGGATAGGAAATTAAATGGCTACTCGCCCCAAAGGTTATTTACCTAAAGGTAAAACTAAAAGTTTTGATGCCGTCCGTAAGGCTAATGCTCGTAAAGACCTTACTACCCTTAAGGGTATTGGTGGTATTGTAGGTAGCGCTATACTTAATTCACCTGGTGGTCGTAGTCTTAAGGCTGCTGGTGCTGCTAGAAATGTTATAAAAGCAGTAACAAAAAAAGACCCAGAAATTACATCTGCAATGAAGACAATTGCAAAATATAAAAAAAATATGGACAAGTTAGAAAAAGCAGAAAATAAAGCAATCTCATTATCTTCTGCTAGAACTAGAGCAAACATTGATAAGATGGAAAAGTCCGGCAACTATAAAAAAGTTGGCAAGCCAAAGCCTAAACCAGTTAAAGAACCAGAATTTAAACCAACAAGAGCACAGACTTTAAAAGCAAATAGAGTACGCGACCTAAAGGCTGAAAAATATAGAGCCTCACGTTCTAAATTTGAACGAAAGCCTTTATCTAAAACTCCTAGGTTAAGTATTGAAACTAAACAATTGCTAGAAAAATTTCAGACTCCTAAAGTTCAACCACCAGCAACAAGAACAAGTCTTGGCGGTATGATTGGTGAAGCACGCCCGTTAGCAAAAGCACAAAGACGGCAGGCAACGGCTGAAGAATTAAAAAAGCGTCCAGTTACAAAAAGAAAAGTAAATCCTAAAGATATTAAAGAAGCACGAATTGCAAAAGCAAAAGCGGCTAAAGAGGCTAAAGTTAAAATTGAACCAACAGGCAAGCCATCAAAATTAACAAGACCCGCAAGACCACCACGGGCAAAAACAAATCAAAATTTAACAAAGAATAACAGAAGCGGAAAATATAATAACCGTGGTGAAGAATTAGATTTAAGCATGGATAGAGATATTCAAACCGTAAGAGGTAAAGAATATCCAGATGGTTTTCCAATAGGACCACGATTTGAAGGCAAGACAATAGAGTCTAGGTCAAGTCAAGCCCCTGGAAGCAGAGGAAGAAATGTTGAACGAATAGATGAAAAACGCAAGAATAAAGAAAGTGGCAAAGATGCTACTGATAGAGAAGTTGAAGCACGCGTAAACGAAGGCATGAAAACATATTTTCCAAAAGCAAATCCTAATAAAAGAATTCCACGCAGAACTCTAGAAGATAGACGTGTTCAACTTAAAAAACAAGCACGTTCAAAGCGAGCAACCGCTGCTGCTGATAAAGCAAAATATGATAAATTAACTCCAGCACAACGTGTAAGAGTTAAAAAGATATTAAAAGAGAAATAGGGTTTAAATGTTATCTATAGAACAGGTAACAGCAAGAGTAGAATCTTTGCGTTACCGCAATCAAGAACGTGATGCGCGTAACCTAGACGTACTTGCTGTCCGTAAAGGAAAGATTGCTCAGGTATATCCTAACTTCTTTCCAGAAGGTGTAGATGCTAACGTAGTAGCAAACTTTATTGACATTGTTGCACGTGACCTATCTGAAGTTATGGCTCCGCTTCCAGCGGTTAACTGTTCTGCAGCCAACCAAGTTTCTGACCGTGCTCGTACTTTTGCTGACAAGCGTACTCGTATTGCCTCTAACTATTTCCAGCACTCAGACCTAGCAGTACAAATGTACTCAGGTGCTGATTGGTATATAACATATGGATTCGTCCCTTTCATTATTGAATTAGACGATGAAGCAAAACTGCCACGTATCCGCATAGAAAATCCAATTGGGGCTTACCCAGAATTTGACCGCTATGGGCGTTGTGTGGCATTTGCCAAGCGATATTCTTTAACACTAGGTGAACTGGTATCTCAGTTCCCAGAGTATGATAGAGAACTTCTTGGACCAGATGGCTATAAGCAAGACCTTAATGCACAAATTGAGATGGTTCGTTATTACGATAAAGACCAATCTATAATTTATGTACCACGTAGAAGCAACTTAGTTCTTTCTCAAGCGGCAAACCCACTTGGCAAGATGATGGTTGTTGTAGCACGTAAACCATCTATTGATGGTGAAATGCGTGGACAGTTTGATGACGTGCTTGGCATTCAATTACTTCGCAACCGCTTTGCATTACTTGCAATGGAAGCAGCAGAAAAGTCTGTTCAAGCACCTATTGTACTTCCACAAGATGTACAAGAACTTATGCTTGGTGGAGATGCTGTTATTCGTACAGCCAACCCAGCAGGTGTGCGCCGGGTAGAACTTACTTTGCCACAAGGCGCGTTTACTGAACAGCAAGTTCTTAATCAAGAACTACGTGTTGGTACACGTTATCCTGAATCTCGTACTGGAAACATAGATGCTTCTATTGTTACTGGTCAAGGCGTTCAGGCTCTTATGGGAGCCTTTGATACGCAAGTTAAATCTGCACAAGCAATTTTTGCTGCAACACTTAGGGACATTATTAGTATCTGCTTTAATGTAGATGAAATAATTTACTCAGAAGAAAAAACCATTCGTGGTGTTGACTCTGGCTCACCTTATGAAGTTACCTACAGACCAACCAAAGACATTAAGGGTGACTACTCTGCAGATGTCCGATATGGAATGCTTGCAGGACTTAACCCAGCACAGGGTCTTATCTTTATGTTACAGGCTCTAGGTGGTAAGTTAATCTCACGCGACATGGCAATGAGAGAACTACCATTTACTGTTAACGTTACACAAGAATTAGAAAAAATTGAAATTGAAGAGATGCGCTCAGCACTCCTTGGTTCACTTACGGCATACACACAAGCAATTCCACAAATGGCTACTCAAGGTCAGGATGCATCAGATGTTGTCCGTAAGATTGCAGCGGTAATAAAGGCTCGTCAAAAGGGACAAGCATTAGAGGACGCAATAGAAGCAACCTTTGCTCCGCAGCAAGAAGTTCCTCCTGTTGGTGCGCCGACTGATGCGGTTGAGCAAATGTCCCCTGCTCCCGCTGGTGCTCCAGCAGGAGGTCCTACAATGCCAGAACAACCACAAGCAAGACCAGATTTGCAAACAATGTTAAGTAGTCTAAGTGGTGGTGGACAAGCAAGGTCAGCAGTAAGTACTACTAGAGAACGAGCAATTTAAGGAGAAATCATGGCAGCACAACGTAAGCGTAAAGCACGTACTGTTGTTGATGATAACTACTCAAGATTAGATGAATACTCAATTAGTTTACATGAGTATTACAAGTCATTACGTAAGGCTGGTTTCTCTGTAGAAAATGCACTATGGCTATTAGCCTCAAAAGAATCGCATCCTGACTGGATGCAAGAAGTTACATTAAATGATGTCAGAAATCATATTGAAGAAGATGAGGAATAATAATGGTTGGCAAAGAAAATAATGGCGGGTATCGCCAACCTATGAACCCAGCACCAGTATCAGGTCCTGGTGCGCTATCACAGCGCACAGACGGTGGTGCTATGGAAGGCATGACACAACCAGCACAATCATATACTGGTGGTTCTTATGGCAATAATAAGGAAATGGCTGACCAGCAAAGTGGTGCTCCACTAGCAGGTAATCCAATGCCGCCAATAGTTGGATTAGACGTGCCAACACAATTTCCAGATGAACCTCTTTCTGCTGGTGCTAACTATGGCGAAGGTCCAGGTTTAGATACTTCAGGTATACGCCGTGAAAGCGAGCCTAATATAAGAGACGCAGTTTATAGAGCAATGAAGTTTGATACTACTGGAGAATTAGAAGCAATTTATAATAGATTGAATCAATAATGCCAGGTATTTACTCAGATAAATTACCTCCTACATCTAAAAACTTTAATCCAAAGTATGCTGAATATAATCCAGGTCTTTATGCTGCCATAAATGCAGGACAACCATCACCTGAAGATGCTTTCCAAATGGCTGAGATTCAATATTTGCAGGCAAAACATGCTGAGTTAAATAATATGAAAAATATTGGTGCCGCTAGAAAACAGTTTGCTCAACTATCACCATCTGTAAAAGAAAATATTTTAAAGTTAAATCCTGATTATGAATATCAAAAAAATCCTAGTGTTTTAACTAGATTAAGTGATGAAGTATCGGCATTTAAAATACAAGACCTTTATAAAGCGCCTTTTCAATATGCAATGAATGTTCTTAAAGATTATAGTAATACATTTATTAGGGCTCCTTATAACATAGTAACTGGTGTTGGAGAAGCGCTTGCTAAAGATGTAAAAGCAAAAGATTTAATGACTGGATTAACTCAACTTAATTCAGATGCTGCTTCTACTTATTTAAAAAGTGCAAAGTCTTGGAAAACTGCTTGGACTGGACAAGATAATTGGCGTGAAGAAGATGTTAAAACAATTGATGAAACGCATGGTAAAGGTTTATCTGCATTAATTCGCGGACAGATAGATGGCAAAAAGCCAGGAGACATATACCGTGAATACGGTGGATTTACTTATGAAATGCAAAGTGCAGTTTCTGCACAAAGTGATTATAACGCATACCTATTTGGTGTTGCTACCAATCAAACAGAAAAGTATCCATTAACTATTGCAGGTAAAGCATATCAAAGTGCGCTTTCCGATATAAGTTCTAAGCAAAAAAACTTTGGTAATGACTTATTGAACTTTATGAACAAGAACTTTCCACCATCAAAGGCTGGAACACTTGGTCAAATTATTTATAGCAGCCTTGCTAACGTACCTTGGGCTGTTCAGAGTGACCGTGCCGAGGCAGCAGCAGAAACAAAAAGATTAAATCAATGGCGTATTGCTAACCCAAACCCATTTTCTAAAAATAGAACTGCTGACCCATCTGACCTTGCACAATTTGAATATGAACTCATTGCTGACCCACTAACATGGATGACTGCTGGTGGTTCTAAAGGACTTGGACTTTCAGAAAAACTAGCAAAGAAGTTTAATGATGCTGGTGCTGCTGGAGTTTCAAATGAAATCCGCGTTGCAGACCTTTTTAAGAATGATAGATTTTCTTCTATTCATTCTCGTTTAGTTGATGAATTAAATGTTCTACGCGTGGCTAGAACTAACAAAGATAAAAGTGCTGCCTATTTATCTCGTGAACGAATTAAGCAAAACTTTCCACATTATGATAATGATGTAACAATTAAACATCTTTTAGATACCAAGGTGCTTAATAAAGAGGGCAAGGAAGTTAATGTAACAGATTTGGAAACTTTAAAAAGTTTCTTTATTCGTGGTGAAATGATTGATTACATTACACATGGCTATAGAAATAATATAGGTTACTTTAACGACAATCATCTTATGCTTGAAAGGTCTACTCGATTAATAACCGATAGACTTAGGGCAAGATTTGAACGTTTAGCCAACAATGCAGATGTATCTAATCCTGCTGCTGTACTTGCAAGTGGTGAACTTGCTAAAAAAATGCAGATTGTTGAAGAGGCATTTGCTAATGCGGGTCAGTTCCCAAAACAACTTGCCGACAGTCCTGAATTGGTAGCAACAGTTAATGCTTTAACAAAACATGGCAGTGTTATCCAAAAAACATACAATAAAGCAATGGCTGCGCATCCATCAAATGTTGTATTGCATACATCTAATGAGTTTGTAGACAGTTCTTTATCTGCATATAGAGATTTTGCAAGAGTTCTTACTGGAGATAAAGCAACTGCTAATCTAATGGCTGAACTTTATTTAAGCCATAGTCCAGATGATAGATTTAATATGCTTTATAGCACAGTTAAATATTATCTTGATAAAATTGGCGC